GAGCTGCGTGAGGAACTTACCCGCCTGGGCATCGACCACAAGGGCAACGCGCCCAAGGCCGAACTGCAGGCGCTGTACGACGCCGCGCAGGCCGGCGCCGGCACCCTGGGCGGCTGATCGCCAGCACCATGCTGTAACCCGACGGGCTGGGGAAACCCGGCCCGTCTCCACAAGAGGGCTCCCATGAGCATCACCGACGGCATCCAGTGCGCCTGCTCCAGTACCGATGGCAATGCCACGCTGGCAGCGCTGCGCAAGCGGCTGATGATCCGGCTGGGGTTCGCTGCACAGGCGAACAACCCGCCGCCGGGCATGAAAGAGCTGCTCAACGAATTCCTGCAGAGCGCGCAGGTCGCGTTGTTCCGCCGCCCCACCGGTGAGTTCCGCAACGAACGCTGGTTCTCCTGGCCTCTGGTGGCCGGCCAGCGCCTGTACGACTACCCCGACAACGACGAGAAGAACGCGCCGCAGTCGTGCCCGGCGACACTGGACCCGCGCAAGGTGACGTGGGTCGGCCGAGAGCGCGATGGCGTCTGGTCGGAGATGCACGAGGGCATCAATCCACGCGGCTACACCACCAGCGAGCTGACGGGCCTCCCGCAGCGCTACGAGTTCCGCAACTGCATTGAGATCTGGCCGGCGCCGGACGAGACGCTGGGCAATCTGGTGATCAAGGGCAAGTTCGACCTCAACCGGTTCACCGAGGACGCGGACAAGACCACCATCGACAGCGAGATCGTGTTCCTGCTGGCGCTGGCCAACGGCAAGGCTCACTACCGGCAGGCGGATGCGCAGGCCTACATCCAGCAGCTGGAGGTGATGATCGCCAATCTGGTGGCCGGCACCCATGCGACAGCCCGGTACATCCCTGGCCCACCGGTAGGTGAGGGCGTGTATGTGCCGCCGCGCCCAGAGGTGCCGTTCCCGTGACCGGCCGTATCGTCACCCTCAACGCCTCCAAGGGCGGCATCAACCGGCTCAGGACGAAGGGCGGGGCAGACCCCAACACGCTCTACGATCTGGTCAACGGCTATGTGGACCAGGACGGCGTGCCGCGGTCCCGGCCTGGCACCAAGAACAAGAACACGCTGCCGACCGGCGCCACGAAGGGCCTGTGCGCCTACGACGGAAAGCTGATCGTCTTCAGCCATCAGCCGCAGACCATCGCTGCCAGCACGCCGGTGGTCGAGTGCGAGGTGCTGAAGCACCCGAACACGCCGGACCTGCCAATCAAGGAAATCCACTTCGCCGGCCCGTTCCTCGGCTACCTGTATGTGGTCCCCGAGTTCGTCAACGGCGATGTCTTCCACTACTGGCTCCAGCGCGGCACGACGTGGGAGCCCGGCAAAATCTACCTGCCCGGGTCGCTGGTGACGCCCACAGCGCCGAACGGCATCGCCTACCAGCTGGATAGCGGCACCGAGCAGTTCCAGGTGTGGGTGCGCAACGTCGCGCGCGCGCTTGGCGACAAGGTCGTGCCGACCACCGACAACGGCTATTACTACACGGTCACCGATGCCTTCGGCCCGGCGCCGCGTTCGGGTGCCACTGAGCCGTCGTGGCCCACCTCGCCGGGTGCGACGGTGTTCGAAGACAGCGACGTGGCCAACCCGACCCCCATCGCTGGCGAGCAGTCTGGGAACCAGCTGCCCCCTGACGTGACTGATCGCTATGGGAGCAGCGGCGGGAACAGCCCGTGGCGCAACGTGAACAACCAGGAGGCCCAGTAATGGCCGCTCCTGTTTGGCAGCCCGGCACCCTGTACCTGCCGGGTGATCTGGTTCAGCCGATCACCCAGCCGGCGCCGAACAACCCGCAGGTTGCGAATGGCGACTTCTCCGCCGGCAACACGGGCTGGACCTTCAGCGGTGATGGCGCCTATAGCCCGTCAGGCGGCTACGGTGGCGGCGGTCCTTCCATGATCCTGCCCGGCAACAAGCCGGACGGGCTGGGCATCAACAACACGATGCTGGTCGTCCCGGTTGGCGGCCAGCTGGTTGCAACCTCGATGATCAATCAGGGCGCGTCGTCCGCTGGCAAGACTGCCGGCTGGACCGAGGTGCGCTGGTATGACTCGCTGAACACGCTGTTGCAGACCGACAAGGGCAACGTCGTGGACAGCGGTTCGGGCGGCGCGTGGCACCAGTCGAAGGTGACCAGCACTGCGCCGGCGTCGGCCGCCTACGCCAAGGCTGCGATTCACCTGACTTCGGTGGCCGATCACAACAGCCCGATCTGGGGCGACAACCTCGCGGTGAGCGGTGCGACCGCTGGGCTGCCGGAGGGCCTGGTCTACAAGGCGGTCCAGACCGAATCGGGCACGTCGGGCAGCAGTGAGCCGGCATGGCCGGGCATCCTCGGTCAGCAGGTGATCGACAACGAGGTGATCTGGGAGGCGGTCACGACGAGCCGCGTTACCTGGACGGCCTCGCCGCGGTATGTGAGCGGTGCTGTTGAGCCGGTGTGGCCGACCGACATCGGCGCAATGGTGAAGGACGGGACCATCAACTGGCGTGCCGTCTCGCGCCGGGTGACCGACGAGAAGTGTCCGCAGTCGAAGGTCGTGGCCATCGTTGCGAGCAAGGTGTTCGCGGCCGACAAAGACATCGTGCGCTACAGCGCCACGGCCAACCCGCTGGACTGGTCGACGGCCGAGGACGCCGGCTACCTGCCGACCGGCCTGCAGCAGGCGAACGCGAACAACATGGCGGTGCTGCAGCAGTACCGCGCCAACCTGGTCGCGCTGAATGCCAGCAGCTTCCAGAACTGGCAGGTGGACCCGGATCCGGCCTCCATGGCGATCCTCGACCAGATGGACGGTATCGGTTCGATCTGGCAGAAGGCCGCCGCGCCGGTTGCCAACGACCTGATCTACCTGTCCCAGCAGGGCGTGCGCTCGGTAGGCATCGCCAATGCTGCCGAGAACCTGGCCGCCGGCGATATTGGCGCGCCGATCGACGTTCTTGTGCAGCAGGCCATGCTGTATGCGGACCGCAACAACACGCCGCCGCTGGCCACCTACTACCCGGGCGCCGGGCAGTACCTGCTGGCGTTCCCGAACTACCCGCCGCCGGTGCTGGGCGTCTACGGATCGCTGCCCAAGGCCGCATGTGGTGACACGGTCGACTACAGCTATGTGATCGCCGGTGGCCTGCCGCCCTACAGCGTGGAGATCTCTACCGGCGCGCTGCCCGATGGCCTGGCCATGGACGCCAGTGGCCACGTCACCGGAGAGATGGCGCGCGGTGGCGATGCCGAGTGGACGGTTCGTGCCACGGATTCGCTCGGCGACGTGGCGGAGAAGGTCGAGACCCGCACTGGTGCGGACGGCTTCTTCCAGTACCTGACCACGCGCCTGTACCCGGTGGAGATCCCGGCCGATTCGATCTCCCTGGCCTCGGTGGTGGAAGCAGCCACGTTCCGTGATGTCTACCACGAGTACACCGTCCCGGCCGATGCCTTCGCGCTGTCGTCGGTGGCTACGGCCGGCACCCTGCGCCCGATCCTGCAGAACTACTCCCTGGACGACAGGGTTTCGCTGGCCTCCGCCGTTGAAGCCGGAACGCTGCGAAATATCCTCCGAAGCTATGTGATTCCGGCCGAATCCATGAGCCTTTCCAGCGGGGTGGTGGCCGGCACGCTGCTCCAGAAGCTGATCGTTTCCAACATGGCGCCCGAGGGCATCGGGCTGTCTTCCAGTGTCGTAGGAGGCACGCTCACATGAGCAGCAACACTCTCAACGCCAGCAGCGGTTTCGCCGGTTGGTTCAAGATCGAAGCGTTCCGCACGGACGAGGATGGCCAGGAGATCCCCGGCAGCCGCCGCGTCGCCGCCGACTGGTTCCCGAACCTGATCACCAACGCCGGCCTGGACCTGCTCGGGACCACTGGCTCCACCGACGTGTTCACGTTCTGCCGCGTGGGATCGGGGAACACTGCTCCCGCCGTGACCGATACGGCACTGGTTTCACAGGTCGCGGTCACGTCCAGCGAGCAGGCCCTTACCTATGGTGTTGATCGTTCGGCAGCGTTCTATGCTTGGAGGCGCCGAACCCTTCGGTTTGCAAATGGTGCAGCTGCAGGGACGCTGGCCGAGGTTGGAGTTTCGCCGACGAATGCTGGTGCATTGTTCAGTCGCGCCCTGATTCTGGATTCTGGCGGTAGCCCGACCACGATTACCGTGTTGTCGGACGAGACGCTTGATGTGACCTATGAGCTTCGACTGTATCCCGTGCTGACGGACGCCACTGGCACTGTCGACATCTCGGGCACAACCTACAACTGGACAGCAAGGCCGCTGATCCCAGTTTCTTACGACGTGTACTGGGCGGCATACCTTGGGCGTGGGGTCATCCCTTACTCGGTGGCAGGGGATCCTGCTCGTGGTCCTGCTGTCGCATCGGCACTGCCGGCTCAAGGCAGTGCCATATCAAGCCCAGTCGCATCTGGAATCATCACCGCATTGGCGTACACGAACGGAAGCTATCAGCGCTCGTTCAGGTTCGACTGTGATCTTAACGACGCTAATGTCGCCGGCGGGGTCGGCTGCTTCTTTGCCACGGCTGGGTCAGCGAACTTTGAAGCGCGCACGTTCGGCGTCTGGGCATGGGGCCTGTCCCCGAAGCTGCCCAAAACCGCCTCGTTCAAGGCGACGTTCACCATCCGCATGAGCTGGGGCCGCTACACGCCATGATCCCGACCGGCGGCCTCTCCAGCACTCCGCAGCCGGCCCCGTTCTCCGAGCGGGTTAACTCGACGCTGCAGCCGCTCATCGACTACGAGATGGGCGGTCGTGCGATCAACGACACCTCAGCCGGCCTGCAGTACCAGCTGTGGCGCGTGCGTGTGGACGAGGACGTGGTCTATCTGGGGCCGGATGGAGGCAACGAGCAACCTGCCTTCATCCGGCCTGGCATCACCGAGGTTGCGCTGGCGTTCGACCAGAACATGCAGCCGGTCATTGCCTTCACGCAAGGTGGGCAGGCGTGGCTCTGGTGGTTCGACGGCACGGTGCCGGGCATGGTGTTCACCAGCATCCTCGGGGCGGTCAACCCGCGCGTGACGCTGGACGACAAGCGCCGCGGCCAGACCTCCAGCTCGGATGTGATCCTGGCCTACCTGCGCGCGGGCTCGCTGTACTACCGGCAGCAGCGCGACCGCTACCTTACCGAGTACCTGCTGACTGCCAATCCGCCCTGCGGCGGCCTGGCCACGATGTGCATGTCCACCGGCGGCCGGCTGCAGTTCGGCTTCGGAGGTGCGTGATGGAGTCGACCGTCTTCGTCTACACGATGCGCTCGGGCAAGCAGGGCGCGTGGAGCCGCTACCTGTTCCCGTTCTCCGTGGATGCCTTCGCGCAGCTGGGGAATGATCTCTACATCCGGCATGGGGACGAAATCAGCGCGGTCAGCGACTTTGCCTTGGGCGACGACGTTGGCGGCCAGACGATCCCCTTCGGTGGCACGGTCTGGTGGCCGTGGTTGGACTTCGGGACGCCGGGCGTCACCAAGATGATGGAGGGTTTTGACATCGTGAGCCAGGGCACGCCCAGCGTCAGCATCGGCTACGACCAGCGCAACGCGGCCGCGTTCACCGACCCTTACACCGTCGACCCCGACACGCTGCCCGGCGGCGTCATCCCGTTCCCGCTGTCGGCTCCGACCTTCAGCCTGCGCGTGGACTTCGCGCCGGGCAAGAAGTGGGCGCTGACGCAGGCGTCGCTCAGCTTCTTCGACCTGGCAAACGGCCCATGACTGTTACCGCCTCCAGCGAAGTCCTGATCGAGGATCTGGCCTACCTGGCGCGCAACATGCGCCCGGACGAGATCGCGCAGGACCTGGCCATGACGGGCGCGACGGAGTACGACCCGCAGCAGGCGATCCTGAAGATGGCAGCCGTGCACGGGCCGAAGTTCGTCCTGCTGGCCGACGGCGTGCCTGTGGTTGCCGGAGGGTTCTGGCAGGTCCGTCCCGGCGTATGGGAGGGCTGGCAGCTGGGCACGATGGCCGGCTGGGAGAAGCACTGGCGCGCCATCACCAAGATCACGCGCAAGCTCAACGATCGGATGCTGGCCGAGCCGAACGTGCACCGCCTGCAACTGTACGGCGTGGCCGGCCGCGACAAGACGTTCGAATGGTACGAGCGTTCGCTGGGCTACCGCCGTGAAGCCACCCTGAGCCGCTATTGCGCCAACGGCGCTGATGCGGTCCTGTTCGCACGTACCAAGGAGGCTGCCTAATGGCCGGCGGCGGCAATATCGGCAAAGGCAACTGGGCTGACCCGACCGGGCTCATCCAGAAGTCAGGCGCAGGCAAGATCCTCGACCCGCTGGGCCTGACCAAGACGGCCAAGCAGGGCGAGTCGGCTGCGGACGTGGCTGCGCGCATGGAGATGGAGCGCCAGGAGCGGATCCGCGAGGCTCAGGGCCGCATCAACCAGGTGTTCGACAATCCGCGACGCGCACGGGATATCGCTGACTTCGTATCGGCAACTCGTTCCAAGCTGATGGAAGATCTCAACCGGCAGAACACCGATGCGGCCCGGGAACTGAAGTTCTCGTTGGCGCGCGGCGGACTGTCTGGTGGCAGCGTCAACCTGGACCAGAACCGCAGGCTGGCGGATGAGTACAACCGCGGCTTGATCAACGTCGAGGGCAGGGCGCAGGGCGCGGGCGCACAGCTCGAAGCTGCCGACCAGGACTCACGTGCGCGCCTCATCCAGCTGGCTACGTCCGGCCTTGATGCGACCACAGCGGCATCGCAGGCGGCGGCCGGGCTGCGTTCCAACTTCGAGAACGCGCGGTCGCAGGCGTTCGGCGAGCAGCTTGGCGACCAGTTCGCAGGCGTCACGGGCTTCGTGAAGCGGCGGCTTGAAGAGGCTGGCCAACGAAAGGCTGTGCGCGATTCCAACTTCTCTCTCTACGGCGGCGGTGCCGCATACGGCGGGTAACTCATGGGCCAGTTCATTCCCATCGCGATCGCTCTGGCCGGCACGGCGGCGCAGCAGGCAGAAACGCAGCGCGTTGAGCGCAAGCAGGACGAGGCGACTGCGCAGGGCCTGCTGAATCAGTCGCGCCGGCAGCAGGACGCTGATCGCCGAGTCAACGACGAGATCGCCCAGCTGGAAACCAGTACGGCGGCCGATGACCGGGCCCAGCGACTGGGGCAATACATGCAGCAGCTGCAGCGCGGCCGCAAGCAGGCCGTCGCTGGTTTGGAAGGACCCGTCGGTGGAGCAACCTTCCAGGCTGATGCTGGTTCTGCGCGCGCGGGTGCCGATAACGCTGCCGCAACCACCGCCGGCCTGATGTCCAGGATCGACGCTCCGCAGCTGCAGCGGCAGCAGGAGGCGTTCGGGTACGGCCGGCTGGCCACCGACCTCGGTATGGAGGCGCGCGCGAGCCGCGGCCAACAGTTCATCGACCAACTGCGC